TACTGTAACCGGATTGACCCGACTATTTGTGGAAATAACCGCTTTAATACCAATTTTTGTAATATTTGATACTTTAACAACTAACTCTTGTCCTTCGTATGGATTAAAGATTTCAAATTCATAGACAACGTCATATGTTGCGTTTGATGAAGCGCATTTTGGTGCGCTATATTCAATAACTTTTACATGTGATGTGGATATGTATCCTTCTTTTGAACATTTCCCAACAATGAATTTTGTTGCGTATTCTTTGAAAATTTTTTCAACAGAACCATTTAGTTTTGCAAAAGGAATCGTAACTTTCTTGTTCACAAATTGTCTTGTATAAATAGGTTGATTCTCTAAACTGATTGGTTTCATCGTATCAATGTTATTTATACTATCCATATACAAATTAAATCAATTTTATTTATAATTTCAAAATTCTTGGATATTACTTTCAGCAAGTTCAAGTTTGTTTGCGTAAATGATACTATCGTCGTTTGTGAAATGTTTACTGATAACCTCCAAACCCACCGCAAACTGTTCTTTATTAAACAATTTGGGAGGAATTATATCTTCGCCAATAATTTCATTCAATACTGGATACATATTTTTTGGAATCTCGTTTTTGAATACTCTACCTTTATTCTTTTTGCTTTTATGTATACCTCCGACCCTTTTTATTTTCAACTGCTTTGAATTGGACTTGTCTTTTTCGTAATGTCCTATAAATACGAGATGATTTGAAGTCTTATTGTTGTCTATCTTCACCTTTTTCAAGATTTTAGAAATCTCTTCTTTACCATCTTGCTTTTCGCTTTGTTTCAGTGGTCTGAATTTGTCATCATCTGCTTGTTTATAGTAAAGTTTTATATGGCTGTCGAAAAGATGTGCCTTATTAACAATTTCGGCACTCTTGTCTGAAAGATCAATTAAAAAGAGGATTTTACCGTCCAAAAAATCAAAAATGAAATTTTTTTCATAGTGTTTTTTCACCAATTTAGCAAATGAATTATTTTTGTCTGTATGTTCAAACAAATAATTCACAAGAGAGAGCTCCTTTTTAAATGGTAGTGTCTCGATTATATGTTCAATTAGCCACGTCCGTTTTTTTGCAACGCTGATTTGAATAGCTGAGGATAGTTCTTTAATTGCATCAATAACAGGTGAGTAATTAAAATAAAAATCTTTGTTTTTGTCTTTTAATTGCCCTTTAGACGACATTCCAATGTTGTAATTTAACTGCATTGATTCAAATAACCGTTTTGATGGAGTGGTTGAACTATTATTTGTAGCGACGTTACTTAAACCAAGCAATTTATCAATCTTCGCAGACTTATTCTCAATGGTCTTTGGTGCTTGATTTAGCACATCAATTTTCAATGGCTTATGTTTTAATGGTCTCATTTTGTCATACAATGTAGTATAATATTCGTCAAATTCTTCTGGTTGAAATACATACAAATTTTTGACATTTATGACAAATCCCTTCTTTCCAAATTTATCCGATATTATTTCCGTTCTGTTATTCACAAGGTGTGTAAGAGCACTGTATATTTTTTCAGGAGATTTATGATTAATTTCAAAAAAATCCACAAGTTCTTCAAACGAATATACATGCTTCTTTAAAAAAAGTTTTTTAATTTGTTCAATGAGTTGATTTTTTACAGTGTGTTCGTACGAATATGTTGTTTTGTCTTCTTTATCACTTTCTTTAGAGACGTTGTTAACACATTTATAGTCACAATCTTCTTGATAGTCACAAACTAAAGAAAATGTTTTATCTTTTACCGGATATTTTGGAATTTTTATGTTATTTGTCGATATTTCTATCTCTCTCAGTTTTTCTGTCAACTTTGAAAAGTGTTTCTGATTTTCATTAATAATGCAGTCCACGCTTATAGATTTCAACACCCTTTGAACCATTCCTATTTTTTTCGCCTTTTCTTCGCATCTTCTATAAAGCATCAAATCAATCAATTCTTCATTCTCATCTATATAACTCCCGTGCATGAAAATCTGACAATTGCGTTTCGCAAGAGGAAGTGTTTTGTGACTACAATTACGGATAGCGCGCCCAACAATCTGATCCATACGATTCAGATTGTACCAAGGCTCTAGAATGTGCACCTGACGAAGATTTTTAAAATCAATCCCTTCACTCCCAGCTTGTGTAATCAAAACAACTTTACACAAGTCACCATCTTTGTTTTCCTCTTTATTGATCACCTTGATCTCGCCGGCATTGTTTTTACTATAAATTGGATCTCCGGTGATCATAGAATATTTCCCTTTGAATTTGATTTCTTTTGTCTTTTTCCCAGAAGGCGAAAATAAGTTATCACTTGAGTTTAGACGTCCCAATCCAATTTCTTCAAGTGCAAGAGCAATAGGTATCAACCCCGAATCTTTATACTGAGAATATATCAATATTGTGCCGGTAGAGTTAATAATAAGGTCCAGCATTCCTTTTATTTTTGCACTATAAGTTCCTATTTTATCATAATCAAAAATGTCATTATCCTTGTTGATATATCTGTATTTTGAATCCTGACTTTTTGTCACTATGCTCAGTAACCCATTTTTTCCATTCAAGAATTCACCATCTTTGCTCCCAGGATAGCAAATATTAAGTGAATATATTGCATCATGAAATTCTTTATATCCGGACGCAACGTTTTCTTCATTTTTATCTTCTATATCCTCTTGTAAATTTGATGATTTGCGAAGATTTTTCGTAAAGAACTCGTATCCTTGTCTTTGAAACTTACTCATTTCTGATAAATACACATCTAAAAATTGTATCCCTTGATCAATAACTAGACCATTATATTGTTTTTGTGGGTATTTAAACTTGAATATACTTGATTGACTATCATAGTCACCAGGATATATTTTGAATGGGAATAAATATGGATTTTCGCCCCGAACAAAAGACACATAACTGTTCGCTTTAAGCATAAGGGTTTTTTTCCCAACCTCTTCACCTTCTTCATTAACTAATAATTTTCCGACCTTGTCAAATACCTCACTCGATTTTATTGCTGACAACCCATCATTACTTCTTAATATATTTAGAAGGAATAAGATTTCCCTCGAGTCATTATACATAGGTGTTCCAGTAAGCAAGAGTATTTTGTTCTTTTTAACATTCGCAGTCAATAATTGTATATACTTTGCGATTTTTTTATCGCCGTCGTTACCATTAATGCGAATATTATGGGCTTCATCAATTACCAGCAAAGAATTCCCGAAGTGTTCATTTAATTTTTTCTTGACAACATTCTTGTATTTCTTCTCGTCGCTCACTTTTACATTTCGTACAATATTGTGAATTAAATTCGCGAATTTTTCGTACCCTAAAAAATGATAATGTTTGTTAATGTTTTTGTTAATTTTTTTAACAATCATTTCTTTTGTCATGTTCTGAAGATCATAGTTTTGTAGTTCCTGCAACAAATTAGGACCAACGCAACTATCTAAAGTCCATATATCATTCTTTTTTATCAGTTTATCTTGATCAAATAACTGAAATTTAAAATTTTCCTGTACATTGGCACTCGCAATGATCCAAATTTTATTAAAGTAGGGATTGTATTTGTGAACATTGCGAAATTGTTCTGAAACACCGATTGCTGTACACGTTTTTCCTGTTCCCATCCCATGATATAACAAAATTCCGTTATATGGTGTATTGGGGTGAATGAAGTTTTTGAGAAACTCCTGATGCGGAGAAAGAGTGAATTCGTCTTGTTGACACAATTTGTTATTTTTATCCAATATGGCAATTTTTTTTTTAGGAACTAAATACTGATATTTAAACTCTTTTTTTAACGAGATTTTTTTTTGAAATCTTGGGTCATTGACACTCGGATATTTGAATTTGGTGACATCATTAGTTTCTTGTCCACTCATATTTTATATATACAAGTTATTATTTATCAATAATTGAACATTTTTTAATATTGTTAATTTTTCATGGTTATAGCTTCTAATTTTCATATTACATTCATCATAAGAAAACCATTTCATATCACCAATTTCTTCTTCTTGAAAATTGTTTTCGCAAAGCGATTTCTTGTAATCCATTTTGCAAATATAGTATTTGTGTTTGTACGACTTGGCGTTTGAACCCGTAAAGATTTCTTCAATAAACCCAACATTTTTTATCATGATTAGATTTTTAGAAGAATAGCCGGTTTCTTCTTCAAATTCTCTTATTGAACACTCATAATCATTCTCCTTTCCACTGCGTCTTCCTTTGGGAAATCCCCATTCGGGTTCATTCCACTTAACCGATTGTGTAAATAAGTAAGGCTTCTCATTCTTCACATAAATAAATTTGTCATTAATTTTTGAGTCAAACTTTTCATTTTTTTTATTCCACAGATTAGACCATAATTGAGAATATTCATTATTCAATATTCCATCAATTTCATAATGAGTCATCTCGGCAACAAGTTGGCGAATATGAAAATCATTGTAAATATTGAATTTACCCCTTAAAAATTCTACATATCCTAAGCTATCTTTGCGTCTAACAAGTAAATATTCGTTTTTTCTACGTTGGGTATTATACCGGTAACAAATAATTCCAAAGCTCATAATGGGGCGCTTACAAGAAAAAAACAGGTGACCTTGCATCCCGCAATTATTGCAAACATTTTTCCTTTTCCATTTTTTCTTATCATTAACACTAAAACTCATATATTTTATTATTTGATACAAAATGCTATGAATATGTGTTTAATTTATAATAGTAGTATATACTTTACACATTCATGGTAAATTTGAATATTAATAAATATTTTGTTTGCGAATGTCTAGAACATTATCTCTCGCAATTAGCTCATCATTACGTTGCCAGTAAGTCAAATAAAAAAAAAATAATCGATTTGTTTTACAGCCTTCCGTTCTTCTTTTTTGATACGACTGTTCAAAGCATTCTCTATAAATCTATACAAAAAAACAATGTGAAAACGCACATTGATTCTAATATTGATATGAGACGATTGTGTCATAATATTTACGAGGATTTTTGTTCAAAATTGAACTATCCTTACAAAGATTACGAAGAGTTTTACGATAGTATTCATTTTAAAATGACAAGCGACAAATATTACATGAAAAAGACAAAACAAAAACACATTCACAGCTTCATATTTTCTATTCTATTCATTGGAATTGTATGCGTATATTATTGTCTTTCAAAAAGATTATATCCATAATTATATAATGAGTATAAAGTTGTGGATTGTTATCATTTGTTCAGTGATTCTCTACAACATTTATTATGAAAAAAACATACTGGTAAAGTTGAGTAAATATAAAAAGTATTATAAAATGTCAATTGTGATTATTATGGGCTTTGGCGCACTTTCTATTCTAAATAAGTCTCCTAAGATGAATTATGATAACATGAAAACGTTACAAGAATTCATACAGGTTATGCCAATTGATCGTCAATCTAAAGACTTGTTAACTCCGTTTCTCTCTAGTAACTCGCCAGCAGGTATGAACAATTATACTTCAAGGCAGCAAACGTCAATACGCAAAATAGAAAGTTCTGGTTCAAAAGGAACAAAAAGAAGTGTCAGCGAAACTAAAAAAAAGTACGTGGCTTCTCAACAAAACTGGATATGCAATAAATGTAATCAAAAACTCAACCATACGTTCGAAGTAGATCATAAAGTACGTCTTGAATATGGTGGGACAAACGAGGTTTCAAATCTGGAAGCTTTATGCCGCGAATGTCATGGACAAAAAACTTCATTTGAAAATTTTTAATATTAACTATTTATAGTTATGAGCAGCAGTTCTACATCATCCAGTATAGAAAAAACGTTGGGTGTTTTTAACACGATTTTCTCTACCACGAAACAATTGCTCATTCGCAAGACGTTACTTCTCATCTCCTTCGTAATATTATTTGTATTATTTCCCAGTATTTATTATTTATACACTTTCAAATTATTCAACATTGTTCACGAGTATCCAATTTTGTCAATATTTTTAACTTTACTTTCTATCTTTTCTTGTTTGGTAATCATTTTATTGAAATTTGAAAAACAAAACACATCGTTTGATCTTAATATTCTCTACAAAATACTCTATAATCTAATGTATGTAGGTGCCATAATTTTGCTTTTCTCCTTACTTTTTCATGTATCCAAATTTTTTGTCTACAACAGCAACTCCGCTAGTATATTTCTTTCATTTATTTTATTGACACTATTTTTATCTCTACGAAATAGTTTTGAAAGAGATTCGAAAGAATCGTTTGACGACGACATTTTGGATATGAAAGATGATTTGTTTGTAATTATAAAAAACGTCTTATTCTTGATACCTTGCTACATTGTCGATTTCTTAGAGTGGGTTCAAAAAAATGTTTCGGGAATACCAAAACCCTCTTACATACTGAGTGTATGTATTGTTCTAGTAATTGTTTTATTTATCTTGATACCTATGTTAAACTCTTTTATAAAGAGTACAAGCGGACTCACATTTGTTCAGAAATCAAAAACTCTTGAAAAGCCAGTATTGTTCATGACACAAAAACAACTCAAAGACAAATTAATTGATTCCAAACCATTCCTCAGGCGCAATCTACTACGAAAAAATAATGATTTCAAAGGATATCTTGAAAAAGATAGTGGCTCAATTTCAGACTTGAACAAAGTGAAAAATATAGAAGGGTTCGACAAAACAATTCATTTATTAGACAGGCGCATAATATATGATGACGAAATAAACAGCTTGAGTACAACTGAAAAGACACTACTTGAAGAAGAGATGAAAAAAAACAAATTAACATTGGACGATTTTAAGAGTTTTGAAACACTAAAAAAATACATATTATCTTTAAGACAAGAAGACAAATACTATGAACTATTGTACAAAATTGGTGAATACAACAAAATGAAAAACGATTTTATTTACCAAGAAGCAAGTAGTTTAGTTAATTTGATCAATCGCACAAATCATATTCAGGATTATAATTATCATTATGGCATATCATTTTGGGTATATTTTGACCCACAAATACAAACTATAAAAACGAGAAAGGACAAGCGTGGCTTCATCATGACATATTCGAATTCACCGAAAATATTTTACGATTATGATACAAAAGAACTGAAAATAAGCATTGATTATTGCGAAAATCAAAATAATCGATGTTCTGAAAATATTATTTACAAGACAAAAGAAATTCTATATCAGAGATGGAATCATTTTGTCATAAACTACAATTATGGCACTCTTGATTGCTTCATTAATAACAATCTTGTAATGACAAAAAGTAGAGTTGCTCCGTATATTGAAGACGCGTTTTTGCAATTTGGTAGCGAAAATGAACCGCTGTATAACTGTGGTATCTGCAACATAAAATATTTTGAAGTGCCGCTTAATCTTCCAAGTATAGGCGAAATTTACAAAACAAAACAAATTCCGTGTGATTCATAAATTGGAAGTATTTTTAATAATTTATTATTATATAATATATAATAATGAAATTGTCTTTTTTAATTCAAATGATGCTTCTATTGGTGCTGGTGATAGGTGTTTATTTACTGTTCACGAACAGCATAGAAGGAAGAATGAAACTCATCATGATCGTTTTCTGTCTTGTTGTAGGTATTTATTTATTCATGAAATTGCCGATGTTCAAAGACAATAATGAGATTTTATCTTCCCCACAAAGCGCTAAAAACCAATACATTATAAAGGGTGAAGAACTCAAGAAGAGTGATGGACCGATTGGATTGAGTTGTTGGATTTATATTGATAATTGGAATTACGAATATGGTACAGAAAAAACAATTATTGAATCTGATAACATTTACTTCCCGAATATCACTTTAGGCGCATATAAAAACGATTTGAATGTCTCTGTTAGCGTATACGGAGAAACTGGTAGTAGCGTTGACTATACAAGTGACCAAGCCCAAGCCCAATTGAGGTATGAATTAGATAATAATGGGTATGATGATTATGCGAACACTGACATCATGGATTGCTCTTCGGCAACAAACACGATAACAAAGACCGATACTTCCACCGATGATACTAATATTCCCTGCCCAAGTGGTGTAGCACCGCAAACTGTGACTATACAGAATATAAATATTCAAAAATGGGTAAATGTTCTTGTTACATTCAATAACCGAACATTGGATGTGTATATCAATGGCAAGTTAGTAAAATCAACACCATTCAATAACATTATTATTAATGGGTCCGGTTACAAAGATGATGTTAATATTACTTCAAATAATGGGTTCGGTGGGTTTATTTCCAAAGTTCAATATTTCCCTTATTTCATCACTCCAGCAAAAGCATGGTCAATCTATAGAGGTGGTTTTGGAGATGCGTTTGAGAGCGCTCTGAACAAATATAATTTGTCTGTTTCGTTCTACGAAGATCAAGTTGAAAAGAAAAAGTTCCACATATTTTAGATAAATTTGTTGAAACTTTGGCATAGTATTATATGAATAATATTATTATAGTATATATATAATATTCAAGAATGAACAATCCATTTACCAAAAACGAGAACAACAATCCGTTGACAAACAAAATTAAAGAAACGACGAACAAGACCAAGCAGTTCGCAAAAAACACCTTTAATGCTGCTAAAGAACTCGGACAGAAAACAACCAATACACTCAAGACTGAAGTAAAAAAGGCATCAAACTCAGTAAAAGCAACTGCTAATTCATCGCAAGTATATCAGGCAGTGAAACGAGGAAATAACCGCACATCAATGTTTATCCAAGACTTTGCGGAGAAGAATAGCACAGTATCTAAATTTGTCTTCATTTTGTTCATTATTATCTTGTTTGGTCTTCTCATTCGTGTAGGAGTCTATATTATTTCATTATTTACGTTGCCAAGCAAAAATCCCATCATCGTAAATGGACTACTTCCTACAAATTCTTTGACAATGTATCAAGTAAATCCGTCATTAGCAAATTCAAAACCAATATTGCGTTCAGTAAACGAAAGTCAAGGCATGGAATTTACATGGAGTACATGGCTATTTATTGATAACGCAAGTTCGGGTAATAATAATAACCCTAAAAGAATATTTTCCAAAGGCGGAAACAGCGAAACTGGCGAGGTATTTGCAATGAATTCGCCTGGATTATACTTATATGACGGGACAACATCAACATCAACATCCAATACAAATTCGCTCACTGTAGCAATGACAACATTTGATGACCAGGAGAATTCTGTGGGAACAGGCACTCTCGGAAAAATAGAAAAAATAACAATAAAAAATGTTCCAATACAAAAGTGGGTAAATATAATCATACGCGTCCAAAATAGAACTATTGATATTTATGTCAATGGTGTCATGTCTTCTAGGTATAATTTATCCCAAGTTATCAAACAAAACTATGGCGACATATTTGTGGGAGATGACGCAAATGGAATGAACGGATTTATTTCTTCGCTTCGTTATTTTGATCACGCAATTGGTAACATGAAAATAGAAGAAATTATTCAGCAAGGTCCAAATCTCAAAGCAATTGGCGACCAAAATCAAGAAACTATGCCCCCTTATTTGGCAACTCGGTGGTATTTAGATAATGTTCAGTAAATATACAGATGTACAGACTATTTTATGTAATTTTGAATTTTGTAGCTATTTTCATCACATTATTCACTAATACTTCTGTTTACCGACCAAGGTATTGGTTATATAAAGTGATATTGATACATATTTCTTCATTTTTGATATTGAATAATATGAGTAATAAAATCATCAACCACATAATACTACCAATATTGTTATATTTGAATATTGCTATATTATTGATAGTTCAATACAGCATAAACAAAAAGGCATTTTTTTCATTCATTATTTTAATATATTTGTTATTGACATTTCACTTTAAAGACTTTAAATTTAAAGATGGTATTCTGATTAAAATGAATAAAAAATGGATGTTCAGTTATATTATATTATTAAGCATATGGTATTTATTACTTCCTAATGAATGTGTAACATTATATTCTAAATCGGGTTTGGTTATATTGATATTATACCCACTATTGTTTCCATTAGAAGAGTATTTTATACACCGCGCGATCTCTTTGTCAATTTGTAGCGCAATTCATTGGTATTTATTTTCAAATGCGAACTAAACTAATTACCCAAAGAAGTCTGTGATCATTCTGTTATTTTGCGCCTTATTGTTATTAATTGTAATATACTTTTTGAACAAAAGGGCTTCCACCTCTTTATCTTTAAGAGTCTGAATTTTTTTAATCGTCTTTTCTTCGTCATCTGAATTCTCCATCAACGTGTGTATTTTCTGTTTGAACATTTTCGCTTTTTTCTGAAACTGTGGCATGTCAAACAAGACTAGCGAATATATTTGTATAACAGGTTTCATAATCTGATTTGTTATATAAAATCCATAATCAATTTTCAGATTTTTCTCAGTGATATAGTCCGGAAGTTCGATCTTGTTTCCTTGCAATTCTTTCTTGTTTTTAGAATAAATATAAACATAAGGAATGCGGTCTCCGGCGCGCGGCTTGTTACCTGGCTCACGAATACCAATCCGGTCGGCAAGTACCTTGTGAGCAATTTGCTGAGGACATTTGTAAAACGAGCGCAGCGATTTGCTAATAATCAATTTGTCCATTCCAATTTCTTCATTCACAATCTGATTCAACATATTGTCCAAGAAGTCAATCGATTTATTGATGTTTTTCTCTTTCATTAGGATATCAATGATTCCACCATATACGTCTTTTACAATTGGGGCATTGTCGCGACGTTTTAATACGATTCCCATTGATTTACGTTTACACTTATGGGGGTCTTCTTCATAAAGCATACCAACATATCTTTTCTTTGAAATCAGACAAAACGGCATGAATGTTTTTTCGTATTCCAAATCATGTGGGGCTTTTAGAAACTGAGTTGCTAACTGACCAGCTTCTTTCGCCAAATCAATTGTCACTTCTAATGCTTTTTGACCTCGGACATCCTTGTTTGTATTGGGATCTTTCAAGTTGAAAGTGAAGAATACTGAATCTGTATTATGAACAATCATATTCCCAATTCCAGCGGCAAAATGATGATTATCGGTTGTCAAATCATACACATAGTCGTCATAATCATCTAAAGTCATCATTTTTTTAATTTTATGACCTGTTGTTTCAGAACATTCCGAAGATAACATAAAACTGCTATTTGAATCTTGTGATACAAGTTTATATTTTGTATCATTTACACTGTATTTACGATGAATATATTTTGCCATTTTAATATGATTGCTCGGAATAGACAAGTCAAACTCGTCTTGTACAAATGTTGAATTTGGCACTTCATTGCTAAAATTATCTTTACATGGATGATGCAACAATTCTGTGCCGATTTCACAATCTTTTGGTGAAATTTCAACACCATCGTTTCTAATAAGAGAATGGTCGTCCGTGACATCGACACATCCTGTGTGTGTTAAAATCCTCATCATTTTCTTTTCGCTTGCTAACTTATGACGAATAATTGTTTTCAATTGAGTCCATGAATTTTCCGTCCATGTATATATATTCTTATCTGTAAGCTCAATGTATTCTTTTGTTTGTTTGCCTGGTTCTACACACTGCTTCCAGTTATCATTTCCATATTTTTTTCCAAGTTCATCAATCTGAATGATCTCAAATTCCCCGTTTATTTTAACATAAATTGGTGTATAGTTTGCAACAGAATCTCCATAAATATACTCCGCATTGATTTTCATATTACCATGCTTGGTGTCAATATTGACATTATTGTAAACACTTTCTATCATATCTTTGGCATAAATCAACAACTTTCGTCCAGTTGCCGTGGTTGACGCCGCAATATCCATCTCGTAAAATGTGCTTGTTTTCGCACCACATTGACCGTACAAACTATTCGCAGTCACTTTAATGGAAAGTTGGCGCTTATCCAGAATATTTTTCATAAATGGATCGCTTTCTTTCCCCATTTGTTTTTTGGTCGCTTTACGAGCTGAAAGAAGCTCTTGTAAAATAGATGGCAAGATTGCTCTCCCGTGTTCGGGAAACTGAGCGTATCGACAGATTTTATATCCAGTCAAAACTTTTGATAACTTACTACTTGTTCCACCAAGTCGTTTAAACGCGAACGTATCGTATTTAATATCAACGTATTTGTAATTAGACAAATTATCATATTTGAATTTGCCGTTTTTATCCACAATACCTGTCTGATGAAGCAAATTATGATTCAAATTGTATGATTTTGTCCATACTTTGGAGTCGTGTGATATATTTTCTGAAATAATTGATGATGGATACAGCGAACTGTAATCAACGCACGCCACCGGATTGTCAAGATAAAGACCGGTTTTGGGTTCTAGTACAATCGCACCTTCATACAAATCTGAAACATTACCGATGCTGATTAACGGCATCAATGTATCTTTTTCACGACATTTTTTAGCCACATAAGATGTCAACTTGACTCCTTGTCCTCTCAACATCAAGAAACTGATGGGAACCGAACAAATCTTACTCATCTCAATGTATGTTGTCATGATGTCAATCTTTTGGAAAATTTGATGCACAAGATTACAATCCTGAATACAATATTTGGCAATGATGCCCTTCTCGTTTGGTCCTTCATTGGTCATTCGGAAAATATCCTGAGGCGTCACATCATCTTTCGCCAGACCCCACTGGATTGTTTGGTTTTCAACTCCTTCCAGTTGTCCTTCCATGACAAAACCATTGTCGTTAATATCAACTACCTTGAATTTCTTACCGTTCTGATACAATTCATTAGAATGATTCAAGATCTCAAAGTGGACGAAGCAGTTCATACTGATACCTTTTGTATTTTTTGTGTGAACAAAACACTGGTTCGTTTCCTCGTTGTTTTCATATTTTGAAACTTTATCGCTAATCAAATAAGATGAAACGTAATCAAGTTTGTAAGATGGGAGAATAAACTCTTTTCTCATATAAGTAAATACATCAATTTGAAGACGCCCGTCCATTTGCGGGTATTTCAAATCATACGCACCCGTTGCCAACACAATCTTTGTTTGACTCAGTTTAACTTCTTCGTCTTCCGAAAATGATTCGTGTTTTCTAGACAAATTCATAAATTCTTCAACGCAGTTATTCTCTTTCGCACGGTCAAACATAAACGGGTAATCAAAACCGAAAATATTGTATCCAATAATGATATCCGGGTCTTCTTCTTGGATTAGGTCGGCCCATGCCAACAAGACTTCTCTTTCTGTATCATAACATTCTATAACTTGAGTATTAGTGTCATGATTCGTGGTTTCTCCCAAACAAATACAATGATTCAGCTTGCTATTTTCTTGTCCATAAGACACGAACGTCGACCCGATAAATGTGACATAATCTCCTTCAAGATGAGGAAAGTGTTGGTTGAGCGTAATCGTCAAATAACCCATCTTTGTTTGATTATCATAATTAGAATCATTCAAAATAGATTCAATAGTTGTTGTTTTTGGATTCTTCACTTTTGGTTTAATCTTTTTTTTGGATTTTGTTGTGGTTATTTCTTCACAAATGTCAATTCCTCCTTGTTCAACTCCGGTCTCGTCGCCACCGTCAAACGCACCCATATAATCGTCTAATGTATTTGCGACAATAGACGCCGCGTCTTCATCGTTTAATATTACCGAACATTGAATAAATTCTTCAAAGTTCTTTTCAAAATCGTCTACTGTATATTGTTTATTTTTGACATAACAATTGTCAATAGAGATATCATCCCCAAAACCGAAGGTACTTTTCAACAAATAATATAGCATTTTCTCCGTACCATATTCAGAAACCTCATCATCATTCAACTGGATGTAGTCCAGAATATCATAAGCAACTTTTTTGTAGTTTTTAATAGCGGTCGGAAAATCGCCGTGACTACTGGAGGCCTCAATATCAAAACTACAAATTTTGTAAGGAACAATTGTTTCTTTTTCGGGCAAACTATCAATATCTGTACAATTCGCTGTAACTTCAATATCGACCCTTGTTTCTTTTTCGTCATCTTCGGTCAAATCATAATTGCTAATTTCAATCCATCCAGATGGGGAAATATCTTGAATGTGAAAGAACCGTAACATTGGTGGAATCATAATCTCGTACAGTTGTGTAAATGTTCCTTTGAACTCTACGCCTTTATTCAGCCTTTGTTTTTCTTTATCATAAAACAACGATTTAAATTTATAAAACAGTGACATATTTTTACAAGTAACTTTGATGAAATTGTGTTTTTTATTCGCATCAAAGTTGTAGAGGGTTTTGTGACGAACCAATTTCGCCTCTTCAAGATCATTTTTTAGAGTTTTCAACAAAGAATAGTCGCTTTTGTAGGTCTCGCGAATATGTTCAAAATAATCTGTTACATCACAATCTGTCCAGTTGTGACCAACTTTGATATAGAAGAACGGTTTGAAGTCATCTATTTTTGCACAATATGTTTTCCTATTTTCGTCAATTCCATAGATTGTAATAATAAATTCATCTTGCTTGTAACTAGATACGGTGAAATCTACACACCGAAATGAAATGGTTTCTTGTTTGTTGACAGAACAAGCCATGTTATCAACTAATGAGGATTGTATACATTACTTGATAAGTCGTTGCTAAATCAATTTTATTAAGATTACTAAATTCGGTGTTTTTTGCGCGAGTTGTTATCTTTTTTATTTTTAGAAAATCTCCCCTTCTTTTTTTTTGGTTTGCGCGAGACATCTTTCTTCACCACCCGCGGCTTTTTTGGCATTCGTACCCTTTTCGGGATTCTTACTTTTTTAGTAGTATTTTTTTTTTTAACATTTATAAATGGCAGTTTTTTGCTTATATACTTGTCAAGATTTAACGAATCGCCTATTTGACTTCCACGTAAAAAATTGTGGTCGTTATTATTACTCACATTCATGTTATTTCCGCGATTATTCGTATTATTCATATTGTCACCAACTTTAAGACGCTTTCTTGAAAATAGACGCGGTGGTGGCTTTGTTTTCAATAAATTAGACTCAACAAATTTGACAAAATTGTCCATTGTCCTTTCTTGTTCGAACGGAACAATTTCACGATTATTTACATTCAAAATCATGGGGAATCCATCAACTACATTTTTAATAGGATGATTTATGTGTGGTAGTTCTTCGCCGTTGATTTCATAAATATTTGCCGGTTTATTGCGCATTTTTTCTTTCATTTGTTCCCATTGAGGTTTCATTGTCGTACAATGAGGGCAGTGATCGCTGTAAATAAGAACAGTTCCGTACGATTTCTTCTTGTTCAATTGGTCCAAGAGAGTTGGGTTGTCCTTATTTACTTCGTATATTTTTATCATAATATATATATAATCAATATTATTATGATAGCTAAAATAATATTTGCGTTTTTGATTGCGGTTTTAATTTTCTTTTCAATCGACAAAATGCTAATGATGATAAAAAAGACAAACATGGACTCCATGAAAGGAAAAATAGAAGAACCATTCGTTTCCGGTAATTGTCCTACAACAATGATTAAAAAGGGAGATAAAATTATGCTTTATAATCCCGAATTAGCAAAAATCCCAGGTGTAAATCCGTTAATTATGGATTCTTTGAAAGATTATAAAGAATATGTCAAATGGCAGCGTGCCAGTGGCTTAAAATGTCCTATTTTACATTTAGAAAAGGCATATGACGCGCAAGGTAACGAACAATATGAAATCAAGCGTTCGTTTGCTGGGGCAGATCAAGATTTACAAGTCGGTGCGTTAAATCATAACTTGCCGGTGACACAAAAAGAGCCGAAAATAGAACTGTTGCTAGACGCTCAAGCTCAAAACAATGCGAATTATAATCAAAACCAGTTACCAGCATACGACCCGTATAATCAAAATGTCGGCAGAATGACGCAATTGGACATAAATGGTGGAATTGGAAGTTGCAGTTCTTAATTAAATACGTTTAACGTCTTTTACGAGTATTTTTCTTTGACTTTTTTGAAGCAGAATGAAAGCGAACCTTTTTGCCTGTTTTCTTGCCTTTTTTACTTTTTTTGGCCTTTTTAAGATGTTTCTTGGATTTTCCTTTCTTGGTGTGCTTTTTGGTGGTGCGTTTGGGAGCACCGCCTCCTTTTACTGTGCTTTTCGTTTCTTCTTCTGCTGCTGCTGGTGCTGCTGCTGGTGCTGCTGCTGGTGCTGCTGCTGGTGCTGCTGCTGGTGCTGCTGCTGGTG